TTCCATCAGATGGTTGTTGTTGGCGTGAGAACGTTACGCCGTTTGCTTCGCGCTCACCATCTGCAAAAGCATTCCAAAACATATAGGTGGAGCAAAACGGAACGGGCTTACCAGTGTTGGTATTAATCACAGGATTTGTGCTGTGATAAGGATCAGCGCGAACCCAGCCAGAACCTTCGTATACATGGTTCTCAGGCATTCGTTCGAGTTGCGGTGCTGTCCGAACAACTGGATATAATGTAGGGATGATGTCACGCCCTACCACAAGAGGATACATGGTGCGCAATGCAAATGGAATATGCAAATTGCTAGTAACGTCAAAGGCATCCTCTATTACGGGATGACCATTCGTGCGTTGCACCAAATACCCAAAGGTACACAACTTACCACCAGGGAAAGGATGAACGCAATCCTGTTCTTGATAATGGTAACCGACTAATTGTCCTAAATGTTTGTCGGAGTAGCGCAATAGCGCATGAGTTGTAAACAAACCGTAGCCATAACGTGTTTCAGGTGGATCTCCACGTTGTCCAGACCTAGGTATGGCTCCTCGTGTATTAGCGGGCCGGTTTCGCATAGATGCAGAAGCATCCCATCCAGGGCCATAAATGCCAGGCACTGCAGCGTAGGATGGACGAAACACAGGATCACGAGTCGGATGCTCCTTTTGGTCAAGGCGGAGCACCAACGGTGGGGTTGAAGATAGTGGATTAAACACAGGACCATTAGTTGAAAAACTAACGGGAGCCGGATCTGGCCTCCCGGTGAAGGAACCCATGTCACAAGAGTAATCAGTAGAAAGATCCAATGGATTTGTAAATGCAGTGGGTGTTTTGAATTCAAACGCTCCACGCTTACCATCTGGCAACTCTTTCTTTTCTTCTTTAGATTCTCCTTTACTCTCTTCAGGTTTGATAACTTGCAAGGGTTGAACAGCATGACAACACGCTACAACGCATCCGAACTGACACTCGGGCACGCTCAACAAATTGTCACCTAACTGTGTTCCTGGTGCGATAGGTTTCTTCAGCACAGCAGGAGTCAAAGTAGAGCCATCACGCAACGGCTTCAAGGTAGACAAATCTTGCAAATTTAACAAATAATTATGATAATCACTAACTTCTTGCTCAGTTACACCCAACATGCGAGCGGCAGTGCGCATAGCCACATCGGTGGCAGGTGCGCATGTTGTGGGTGTATCCGCAAAGAAAGTAGAATTATTTTTGAACATTTTTAGATCACGTTGTTCACCAACCAACCGAAGTACTGTTTGGGCCCAGGCACCTAAGATGGGAGTATCTTTATCCATCATGAGGTGACCACGGGCTTTATTGCACAATATTTCAGCATCGGTGTATTGGGGATCCACAGTTGCAGCTAAGTGTAATTTGCCCAATTGTCGTGGCAAATCGGCCATATTTTGAGGGCCAGCAGCAGGATGTGGGTAAACGCGACCCAAGAAACCAGTGGGCTCCGAAGAGCGGCGAGCAGTCACTTTGATAGATTCCCCTAAATCTGTAGCGACACGCTCAGCCATTTCTTTTGTAATGTCAGGTCCGACTCCATCATCACCACCGAAAGCGCCCAATTTAGCAAACGCAGTTTGCTTGTCCATGCCTTGTTGGCGATAGACACTATAATTAAAATAGGCATTATCAGCAGTATTCATAACAGATGTGTCGGCGGCTCCAGACGCTCGGCTGCCATCAG